AATACAAAGGAGAAAATTATGGATTTTGAAAGTCTAAAAAAGTCGTCAAGTAACTTTGACGCAATCACGAAGGCTCTGGAAACTAAAATGACACCAGAGAAACAACAATCAAACAATAAGTATCAGGACGACAGGTTGTGGAAACCTGAACTAGATAAAACTGGTAACGGTTATGCTGTTATTAGATTTTTACCTGCTTCTAATGGCGAAGAAATGCCATGGCAGAGAGTTTGGACACATGCCTTTCAAGACAAAGGTGGTTGGTTTATTGAGAACTCATTAACAACCCTTAATCAAAAGGATCCTGTTAGTGAAGAAAATACTAGATTGTGGAATACTGGTGTTGATAGTGATAAAGAAATTGCTAGAAAGAGAAAAAGAAAATTATCTTACTATGCAAATATCTTTATTGTTTCAGACCCTAAACATCCTGAAAACGAAGGACAGGTAAAACTGTACAAGTTTGGTAAGAAAATCTTTGATAAGATTACCGAAGCCATGCAACCAGCGTTTGAAGATGAACAAGCAATCAACCCATTTGATTTTTGGAAAGGTGCAAACTTTAAACTAAAAATTAGAAAAGTTGATGGTTATTGGAACTATGACAAATCCGAATTTGAAGGTGTTACAGCATTGAAAGAGTCAGATGACGATATCAAAGCTATTTGGGAAAAACAACACCCTCTAAAACCATTTGTTGACCCTAGTAATTTTAAGACCTATGATGAACTCAAAGAGAAACTGAATAGGGTTATTACGGGAACGCAAAGCACGGCGACAGTAGATTCTGTAGACCTCCCACCACAGACTACAACTTCCGTGGAAATGCCAAAGGTAAGCGAATCTAAGCCTGCTAGTGACGAGGATGATACCCTTGATTACTTTAGTAAATTAGCAGACGAAGATTAATCCTTTCTCTCTATTACTGAAAGCATTGACCCCTAGCGAGAAATCGCTAGGGGTTTTCTTATAAATAGTGGTATGGCAATAGATATATTTGAACCACTAAAAGATTTACAAGGTAACAAACTTAAAAGTGCGAGTTGGTACAGAAATGCTGTATCATTAATTGCAGATAGAAGTAGTGCTGGTGCATTAATGCAATCAGGCAAACAACTAGGCAGACCTAGTGCAGGTCGTATGGCCATGTTTTACTATGACCCCAAAACAAAAAACAGACTACCATATTACGATACTTTCCCATTAGTATTGCCATTAGAGCCTATGAAAGGTGGTTTTATAGGTTTAAATTTTCATTATCTGCCTTATGGTGCTAGATTTGCATTTTTACAACAATTACAAGGTTACGCAACAAACAGTAAGTTTGACCAATCAACTAAAATAATAGCTTCATACAACTCAATAAAAGGTAATAAATATACCAAAGTGGCGATTAAGAGATATCTATATTCACAAGTAAGGTCAAACTTTTTGAGAGTAGATGTGAACGAGATGGCATTAGCAGCCTATCTACCAGTTGCTCAGTTTACAGGCAAAACAATTGGTGGTGTATTTTCGGCAGCTAGAAAGAATTTTTAATGGACAGAGATAGAACAAAACAACTAGTGGAACATACTAACAAAATTAACAAACATAAAAAAGAATTAGAACTATCTAAATCTTTGAGACAAGAAGTTGAGATTGGTGCCACAGGTACACAAAGATACAGAATTAAAAAAGGACCAAATAAAGGAAAAATACTGTAATGGCAATTTTAAGAGGTGGTCGTAGAATAGGTAACTTTGATATTAGACTTGGTTTACCAAGAGATAAATCATTGGCTGATATTGCAGGCGACCCTAGATTACAAAGAAAACCTGGTGGTTCTGGTGTACTACAAAGATTTGAGGCACAGATAAATCAAGGTGAGGGTTTGGCAAGACCAAATAGGTTTTATGTCATAATTAATCCACCTCAAAAACTAACTCTTGAGCCAGGTGGGCCACCTATGCAAAGAGAAAGATTAGAACATAGAAACTCAAATGCTAACGAATTAACTGGTAACACAATGAGAGAAAATATGCAAATGATGTGTAACAAAGTTACCATGCCAAGTAGAGATGTAAATACACAATCAGTTAGACATTATGGACCTAAAAGAGAAATGCCTTATGCATACTCTTATAGTGGTGAAATAGAGATGACATTTTTTGGTGATAAGTTTTTAAGACAAAGAATGTTTTGGGAAAATTGGCAGAAACAAATTTTTAGCACAGAGACCCACGACATGAGATATTATGATGATTATGTTGGTTCAATTGATATATTTCAATTAGGTCAGTTTGACGCAAAAGGTGATGATGACGCTAGAGTCACATACGCAGTAAGATTGTTTGAAGTTTATCCTCAAACAATTAGTCCGATAGATTATGCTTATGGTAGTAATAATACTGTCGTAGAGGTGCCAGTTACACTTAACTTTAGAACATGGGCAAATTTGACAATAGACCAAGTTAACGGTGCAACAATAGGTCAAGCAAGCGGCGATAAGCCGACAATAAAAGCAAGTAAAGATTTTGGATTGTTTGGTGGTATATTAAGTAAATTGCCTCCTGAATTTAGAAGAGCAGGCAGAGATGTACTACAAGCAACTAAAAGAAGTCTACCGATTGGTAGAGTTACAGGTGGAAGATTATTTCCACCTTTTGGTTAATAACAAGGAGATAATATTATGGCATTGCCAGTATTGGAAACAAATACTTTTGAATTGACATTACCATCAAGTGAAGTCACGGTAAAGTATAGACCATTTATTGTAAAAGAAGAGAAAATCTTATTACAAGCAATGGAATCGCAAGAACAAAAACAAATTGTTAATGCGTTAAAAAATATAGTAAGTGTATGTACATTTGGACAATTAAATGTAGATGAACTTCCTACTTTTGATTTAGAATATGTATTTTTAAAAATCAGGTCTAAATCTGTAGGTGAGATTGCAAATCTAAAAATCTTGTGTCCAGATGACAAGAAAACTTACGCAGATGTTGAGGTGGATTTATCTACTGTTGATGTTCATGTTGATGATGAACACCGAAACACAATTGTGGTTGATGAAGATAAAAAAATTAGTGTATTGATGAAATACCCTACATTAGCTTCAGTTGACCCAACAAAAGACTATAGTAAACAAGACACTAAAGCATTGTTTAGTGTAATTAGTGATGGTATCTATCAAATTATTGAAGGCGAGACGATACACCAAGCAAAAGATTATACTAAAGAAGAACTTGATAAGTTTATTGAAAGTATATCTAGTGCGTCTTTTAAAAAGATACAAAAATTTTATGAGACTATGCCTAAATTAATGCATGAAGTTGAAGTTGAAAACCCTAAAACGAAGGTGAAAAGTAAGATTACATTATCAGGTCTTTCCGATTTTTTCGGATAGCCCTATCACATGACACGCTTGAAAATCATTATCAGGTGAATTTTGCTTTAATGCAACATCATAAATATTCATTAACTGAATTAAATGATATGATACCGTGGGAAAGGGAGATATATGTAAACTTGTTGATTGCATATATCAAGGAAGAAAAAGAAAAAAGAGAACGAGAGAGGAAGTAATGGCTGAAGAAGTTATTAAAGATGTAAAAGTCGCTACACCAAAACAAAAAGTGGTTGTAGATTTAGAAGTAGATACTTCTATCAAAGACCTTGGCGTAAATCCATATGCAAAATTGATACATATGGCAAGAGCCGTTGACGCTTGGAGAATATTTCCAAGATTATTTTTAACAGTTTATATTGTATTATTGTATAAGTGCGTAATATGGTATATGAATTTAGGTGCTCCGACTATGGAACAGAGTGGGTTAATCAGTATCGTTGTTGGTGCTGGCGCTGCCTGGTTTGGTCTATACACAGGAACAAGTAAGAGTAAGAAATAGTGGCTGACGAAGACCAAAAATTAGGAACTGCTCTATCAATAGTAGAAGAGCAACAAAAAGTTGTAGGTACAGCATTAGTAGCTGCCTCTAGCACTACTCTTCTTGCTGAATCTACTGATAGCTCAATGCAGATACTTGAGCAAATCAGAGACATACAAGTTAAAACTTTAAGAGGTATTAGTGACATAGGTAAAACTATGAAAGAAACACTTGGCCTTGACAAACTACAAGATAGAAGAGCAAGAGAAGACGCAACTGAATTAGATAAAGAAAAAGACAAAGGTTTGCCTGCTGGCTCAGCTGGCATAGAAGTACCTGAAGAAGGTAAAAAAGAAACAAATATGTT